ATATGGTGAAATGTTAAAGCGAGAATTACCTGGTTATTATATGGAATGGACACCATTGTTTGATGAAATGTCTGCTTTTGCAAAACCTTGGGAGTACAAAGATCCTGCTAAAAACGAATGGATAGAAAATCATCAGGATCTTGAAGTTAAGTTTGCTCCTAATAAACCATTTAAGGATAGCGTTGCTGTTTCCTATGGTAAATGGTCAGACGGTACAGACAAATTTATGAACAGTAATGAAATTATCATTGCTCGCCAGAATTTTTTTACGGGTTGGGAATGTGATATAGGAGATTCAGTTTTCATTAATCCTGCAGGTTTTATTACCATGGCTAGTTGTGGTGTTTCTGGTGTGGTTGGGCACATTTTAAATGACCTTGACCTTGTTGAACCTAAAAGCGTAATCTGCGATAAATATCACTGTGTTTGCGGAACCGATATTATCCTACCTAAGAGAAAAATATAATGAATTTAGATTTTATACCATCACAAAAAACCAATGATCTATTTCATTATACGAATTTTTATGGTCTTGGCCGTTCCGGTAAATTTTCTGGACCATGGGACCAAATCTTACATAATCAAACTTTAGAGAAAGCCAAATCTTTAAATGTTAGTGAAGAAGTTTGGCCTTATTATGAATTAGAAGATGATTTTTATTTTTATAATTCTTATGGTTATAGGACCGATGAATTTGAAACATATGAAGAAAATAATTTTGATATGATACTAGGGTGTTCTCATGTAGAAGGTATAGGATTGAGAAAATCTGAAATGTGGGTTTCGCAGTACGAAAAAATTTTAAATGCTAAAACCGTTAATTTAGCTAAAGGCGGTAATAGTAACAACAATATGAAAAATTCTTTATTTTCTTGGTTTTTATCAAACCGTCCTAAACCTAGAAGAATAGTAGTATGTTGGACTGAACCTACTAGGTACACCTATGTAAGATCTTCAGGTTCTTTAATTCATTATAATATACATTGGAAAATAGATGATTGTTTTGATGAACATGATTATTTACTTAATCATGTTTATGCTGAAAAAATTAAAGCAAATCTTATATGGAGTAACGAATTTATAACAGATTTAACTGCTGTTAATGTTTTAGCAAACAGTTTAAAAATACCAATTTACAATTTTCTTTCTTCATATGTAGGTTGGAATGTATCCAGTGTGGATGTAATAGAAAATTTGACCAGTATAAGATGTCATTGGTTAGATGTAAACCTTAAAGAAGGTTGGATGCCTTTGCCTAAAGGGGGAACGTTTAATCCCGCAGCAGATGGATCACACATAGGACCACAACATCAGCACTTATATTCAGAACCAATTACAAACATCATAAAAAATGAAGAAAATAAAGATAGCATATGAATGGATATCTCCTAGAGGACCTCTTTCTAATAATAGAATTCCTAACCTTTATGATCTAACCAATGGTTTAGAGGGGACAATTATTACAGATAATAAAAGAAATAACGCTCCATATTTGTTTCATACTTTTTTTAGACATTATCCAGATATATTTGAACTATCTAGTGTATATCAACTTAAGGATGATGATTTATTTGTTTATGATTTTCAGATGCATCATAGAGTATCCTTTCCTGATTTTTTTAATTTTGGATCAGACACAGGATTAATAGAAAGTTCTGTTTTTTCCGATCACGCTATAAATCTAATTAGAAATAAAAATGGTTATATTCTGTTAGATATGGCTGTAGAATCTTTTGTGAGCAACAACTTCTTTTTCCAAATGCATAACTATTTCAAAATGCATAACATTCCTCTACATAAGATTATTTACATGACCGGATGCCCAAATGTGGAAGAATTATATATTGATTTTTGTTCTCAACAAAATCATGGACCGGAAAGAATGAAAATGTTATTTTGGGATTCTTTTGAATATCAAATTTCACAAAGAATACAAAATAAAGAGGTTTATGTCACTAAAAGGCACATAGATATTATTGAAAAATCTTTTCTTTGTTTAAATTACCGATACAGACAGCACAGAATTGATTTAACATTATTATTCTTAAAAAATGATTTATTAAAGGATTCTTTTTATTCCATCCCTGCCGGCAATCCTCATCATCCGGATCAACTTTTTCTTCATAATGTGCATCGTAATTTTTCTCAGAATATTGGTTTAACCGAAGAAGATTTGTTGAATTTTCAAACTATTCTTCCTTTAAAGGTTGATAATTTAGCCAATAGTTATGATAATCATAAAATTATGACTATGGATGCCAATCAAACTTTATCCCACTTATATGAAAAAAGTTTGATTTCTGTGGTCACCGAAACTACGGCATATGAACCCACCATTGCAGAAACTGAGAAAACCTTTAAGCCTATTTTGTATAAACAACCATTCATCTTGGTTGGTCAAAAAGGATCTTTGAAAAATCTAAGAAACAAAGGATATAGAACATTTTCTCAATGGTTTGATGAAAGTTATGATGATATCTCAGATAATCATCAACGCATGATGAAAATAGCTGATATATGTAAACAAATTTCAAACTGGGATAAAAATACCAAACAAAACTTTATTGTGGGCACAAAGGAGGTTGTAGAACATAATTATCAGTTACTAAAAAATACCTATGGAAAAATTATTCCTAAATTTTGGAAAAAATTACAGGAAGGTTAAAGATGCGGATAAAAGAAAAAGCTTATGTATTTGCTGGACATCAGGATGATATGTCAACTTTTAGATTTAGTAATATAGTGAGAACACCCGAAGAAGCAGATGTGTTATGTGTGAGTATGTACAGATTTAATCCATTTATGAAAAATGAAGTGATTAATTTTTTGAAAACATATACTAGGAGACTAATTCGTAAAAGGAAAATTTATATAGATGGTACGGTTGAAATTATGCCCGATATTTTAGTAGATTGTCTTTTGGAAATTGAAAATCTGAGCAATATAACTCTTTTTACCGCAGAAAGAAATCCTGAATGGAGAAAAAAAGATTTATTTGAATTAATAAATCGTGGATTAAAAATAAATTACGATTGTTATTTTTTGAAATACAAAGAATATTACACACCAATTACAAAAAATTTAGAAATACAACCTAAAAAATTTTTATATATGGTGGGTAAAAATAAATTCGAAAGATTAGTTTTGTTGGGTCTTTTGGCATATGAAAACTTAATAGACAAATATGCTCATATAAGTTTTTTTGGTAATCATATTGAAAATATAAAATTTTCAGCTGGTGTGGAGGTTAACGATATTTTTACAAATCCATTATTATGTAACAAAACAAAATATAAGGTTAAAACTGGTCTAAGAAGAATTGATCCTATTTTCAAACTAGATACTAAAATATTTGATCGAGAGGTTTCTCATAACAGACAATATAATAGAGATTATTATGATGCTGTTGATTTTGTTGTGGTAGGTGAATCTAATTTTGCTTATGATGATGTTTATTTCCCAACAGAAAAAGTTGCTAAACCTATACAATTAAATAAAAAAATGATTGTGCTTGGAACTAAAAATTTTGTTAGTAACACTATAAAATACTATGAGAAAAGAGGAGAAGATGTGTCTGATTTGTTTAATTGGTGTGATACTAAATATGATAAGGAAGATAATAATATAAAAAGAATTGAAAAAATAGTTGAAACAATTAAGGAAAATGCGGTAAATATATGATTGCTTTTGTTAGAACAAGAACAGCATTTCAGGTTAATTTTGAAGAATTAAAAAATAGAAATGATATTGATCATGTCGTTCTTATGAATGAAGAAGAGTATAATTATATGAATTTTGCTGGCACATTTAATTTTTACACTTTGTTGGATTGGGTAAATGAAAAAAATATTAAATTAACCGTGGTTAACGGTTGGAGAAAAGATACACCTCCGATGCATGATATAAATGATGAAAAATTTAATTGTATTGATTCTATTATTTCTTGGGAAACATATTTTTTAAATTTAACATTTTTAAGCCACACTGTAAGGATGAATAATTCAGAATTAAATTCTGAAAGGGACATAAATTTTACATTTACTTGTCTGAATAATAAACCCCACCCGCATCGCTGTAAACTTATGGATTTGTTTGGAAAATATTCTTTAATAGATAATCAAGCAATATCTTGGGTACAACCCACATTTAATACTTCTCTGACCTATAATTTTTCTTATTGGCAGGAGACTAAATTATTATTAGAAGACAATTATGAAAAAACTTTAAATCATTTTCAAAATTTACCAGAATCATATCACTCTTCTTTATTTCAAGTAATAAATGAATCAACCATGGATTGCTATTTTTTAACAGAAAAAACAGCAATTCCTTTATTTTTAGAAAAACCATTTATTGTGATTAATAAGAAAAATTATAATTTTTGGTTGAAAGACTTAGGATTTGAATTATATGATGAGATGTTTGATTACTCATTTGATTCAATAGATAATGATGATGAAAGATTTGAAGCAGGAGTACAGGAAATAGCGAGATTAAATTCTTTGTCCCGCTCCGAACAATTTAATCTATATATTAAAATAAAAGATAAATTAACATCAAATAAAATGCATGCAATAGAACTAACAAAAGTTTGTCCGGATATAGTAAAACCAGTTTTTTCTAATGCGCAGTTAAATCTTAACAACGATTATCATATAATAGGAGATTGATTTAATGAAGGTTGCAATGATTGGTTGTGGTAAATTAGGAGCACCTTGTGCAAACGAAATGAAAAATGCTGGCCATGATGTAGTAGGATATGATATTGTCGATCATGGTATAGCAGAATTCCCAGTTTTGCCTTCTATAAAAGAAACGGTACAAAATAGAGAATTAATTTTCATTGCTGTTCCAACTCCCCATGACTCTTCTTATGGTGGTGAAACACCCACAGCACATTTAGAGCCGAAAGATTTTGATTATTCAATAGTTATTGATATATTAAAAGAATTGAATAATCATTGCACTAAAGATCAACTAATAGTTCTTATTAGTACAGTTCTTCCAGGAACCACTCGCAGAGAATTTATCAAACACACATCTAATTATAGATTCATTTACAACCCATATCTAATTGCAATGGGATCTGTAAACTGGGACATGATTAATCCTGAAATGGTTATTATAGGAACTGAAGATGGAACCACTACAGGTGATGCAAAAATTTTAACAAATTTTTATAAAACTATTATGCAAAATGACCCAAGATATGTCATAGGTACTTGGGATGAAGCAGAATGCATCAAGATTTTTTATAACACTTTCATCTCTGCTAAAATTGGATTAGTCAACATGATACAGGATGTTGCAGAAATATCAGGAAATATTAATGTTGATGTTGTAACCGAAGCATTGGCTCAAAGTACTCGTCGCATAACAGGCCCTTCTTACATGAGAGCGGGTATGGGGGATGCAGGTGCTTGCCATCCTCGTGATAACATTGCTTTACGTTGGTTATCACAAAAATTAAATTTAGGTTATGATTTATTTGGCGCCATCATGGATAGTAGAGAACTACAGGCCAAACGTGTAGCAGAAAAGATGGTTGACCTAGCCAATAAAAATAATATGAAAATTTATATTCATGGTAAGGCATATAAGCCAGGTGTTGTATACACAGAAGGCAGTTACAGTTTATTAATTGGTCATTATGTGGAAGAGCAAGGACATGAGGTAATATATATTGACCCCCTTACTAATGATATGATAAATGAAGCTCATGGTGTTATTCTTCTTGCTCATCATGCTCCAACAACTTATAGTCATAGCCATGTGATTGGTAGTGATACACAAAATTTCTATTGTAATATATTACCTGGAAGTATTATTGTAGATATTTGGAGATATTTAAAAAGGGAAGATGTTCCTGAATCTATCGTTATCCAATATGGTAATACAAGATGACTCTTAGGGAAATAAATCAAAAATATACTTTCTTGCAGGAAGAATCTGATAGATATTTCCAAATGTTATCTATAGTTTATGAGGAATTGCAAGAACACAAAGATATTTTTTTTACATTGTGTGCTTATGCTTTGGAAATATATAGGTTTACAGATGAAGAATTAAGAGAAATTATTCTAGCTATTTTAAAGGAGAATAAAAAAATAATATTTTTTCTTTCTTCGGAAGCCATAATTAAAGCTGTCATAGAAAAAATCCATAATGCAATAGAAAATACGGATATTGATTCCAAAAATATTTTTTTGACAACCGGAACTTTAGACGGATCAGAAAGTTATGAACAACTTTGTAGTGTTTTAAATTACAAAAAGAGGATTAATATAATATCTTATTATGTTTTTGAAAGAATTGGTAGAGGTCATCAATATATAATAACTAAAAATGATTCTTACCATATTAAGAAAAGAGAAAAAAAATTTCTATGCTTTAATAAGATAGAAAGATTACACAGAATGGAATTATTGGCACACATAATAGATAGAAATTTATTAAATAAATCTTTTTATTCATTCGAAGGTCGTGGCCCCAATATTGAATGGTTGGGACAGTGGTTGGATAATTATTCTTCAATTCCTGAACATGATAAAAAAATATTTAATACAGTAAAAGAAAATCAAAATATTTTTCCTCTAAGGCTAGATGGTGGAGTTTCAGAATCCAGACCTAATCCTGTTGAAATATCTCAAAAGGATTTAGAATATTTTGAAAATAGTTATTTTTCCGTTGTGACAGAAACAATTTTTTATGAGCCACATGAGTATAAATTTATGACTTTATCTGATGATTATAAATCATATAGATTTTTTACGGAAAAAACTTACAAACCTATAGCAGTTAAACATCCATTTATTTTGGTTGGTTCTGCTTTTATGTTAGCAAGATTAAGAGATAGAGGGTATAAAACTTTCCACCCTTTTATCAATGAAAAATATGATAAAATAATTGATGGTAAAAAAAGATTAATTACTATTGTAGATGAAATAGAAAGATTATGTAACATGACAGAAGATGAATGGCACGAATGGCAATTAAATATAAAAGATATAGTAGAGCACAATTATAATAGATTTTTTGAAATCACAGATTTCAGACACACAAAATGGGAAATGTACAAATGAAAAGATTATTTACTTTTGGTTGTAGTTTTACAAATTATAGATGGCCTACTTGGGCAGATATAGTAGGACAGTCTTTTGACTATTATGAAAATTGGGGTGCGTCAGGCTCTGGTAATTATTCTATAAGCACAAGATTAATGGAATGTAATCACATCAATAATATAAATGAAAATGATGTAGTTTTGATTATGACCACAAGCATTCCTCGTCTGGATTATTATACAGGTCATGAATGGTCTAGAAATGGTAATATTTTTAATTGGATAAAAACCGATTGGGAAAAACAATGGTTTCAGGAACATTGGTCTTTGCTCTTTGCATATTATCAAACATGGGTTGCTATAAAACAAATTAAATTATTATTAGAAAATATAGGATGTGAATATAAAATTACAAAAGCATTTGATATTACAGGTGAACATATGGAGGATATGACAATAGGGTCGCCTAATGAGTATAATTTAGGGTTGCCATCTGAATTTATTGAAATGTATAATAGTGATATGGAAAAGTATTTTGATGAAAAAGAAAGTATGCAAAGTTTTGCTTCGGAAGCAAGAAAAAATATTTTTAAAAAAAATTCCGTTTATAAATTTCCACATAAAAACGAAGACCAAGATTGGGTGGATTATCATCCAACAATATTGCAACATGAATTATGGTGTAGAAAAAAATTACCTGAATATTATACTAATATGGTTGATCTTAAATTGTTGGACTCTTGTGTTTTACAACATTTAAATTTTACCTTACATGAAATTTTTGATTATGAAAAAGCCAAACCATTTACTAAAAATTTACCTAAATTTTCATACCTAAGACACCAACACTAATATCATAAATGCCTATTTTAAGATATAGTGGTAATGGAAAAACCTGGAGATTTGTTTTATTAGAACATAAAATTCTAGAAATGTTCAGTAGTGAAAATGTTTATCCTATTAGCTGCACCTGGTTACCTCCAGATTTAGTTAAAGAGGCTGTTCAAAAACTAGAAGACATTAATAATAAAGTTGTTTTTATAACTTTGATGGATCAATACAGAAAAGAACATTTACCTGAAAGTGACAGAATAAAATATATATCTAGTGAAGACTTTATATTTTGGTTATTAGCTGTAGGGGAATATTTCCAAATACCTGAAATAGAAAAAGTTCTGCCTGTATCCTTTGAGAATAAATTTCTTTGTTATCAGAGAAAAGTTTTTTCGAGCCGAGAATTGTTATTTGAAACTTTACAAAATTCAGATGGTTTAATAACTATTTCTAATAAAGATTTCAGGAATTTAAATATAGGGTTAGATCCTGAATGTGGAATTAAAGAAGTTATTCCTGATGATGAAATTCCCGAACATTTAATGATGCCTAATGATGTTTTTACTTTAGGTAATCTTGAAATATGGAATAAAAGTTTTTTGAATATTGTAAGTGAAACTGTTCAACCTTTAGATACAATTTTTCTATCGGAAAAAACATTCAAACCTATTTTAGGTATGAGGCCATTTATACATTATGGGCCACCTAGAATAGAAAAATTTTTACAAGATAAAGGATTTGAAACATTTAATGAAGATTTTGGATATGTCCCAGGTAACAGTTATGAAGAACAAGCTAAACAAATTAAAGATATTGTAGATCATCTAAATATAAATGATCTTAATGATTTGTTTAAACAATTATACCCTAAAATTCTTCACAATAGAAATAATTTTAATCAAATTGTAAAGAATGAATGGGTAATTTTAAAAAATATTATAGAGAGTGAATATGGGTGCTAGAGCATATAATATACTTGTAGATTATTGTGACAAAATTTCTGAAGGTGTAATTGTAGAAATGGGTGCTTCTCCTTTAATGTCAGGCGAGGGAAGTACACCATTTTTTTGTGCTTATGCCATGAACAGAAAAGATATTGAATTTTATTGTATAGATCTGGATTGTAATCTTATTAATCAATTAAAATTTTTTGATAAACCAGATAACAACATACATATTTGGTGTGGTGATGGTTTAGAATTGTTAGATAAGATAGATAAACCAATTTCCTTGGCATATCTAGATAATTTTGACTATATTCCACCTGATAGTAAACATCAACAATGGATATTTGATCAGAAAAAAAGATATGTTGAAAATTTTGGTGTGGAACTAACCAATGAAAATTCTGCCGAAGTACATTTGAAACAAACTATGAAAGTGGTTGATAAAATGGCAGAAAGATCTATAATATTATTTGATGATACTTGGGAAGTAGAAACAGGAACTACATTTAGAAAAGAATTAGTAGCAGATGAGCCTCATAATGGTTGGTATGGAAAAGGAGCAACTGCTGTGCCTTGGTTACTAGAAAGAGGATGGAGACTGTTGCCCAAACCTATGCGTGGTAGGGATGATTGGACAGCTCTATGTAATTTTGACCTATGATACAAAATATTGTTCAGTGGATAAAAAATTATTGCAATGAAAATGAAATTCATTCTTTAATAGTTGGCGTATCGGGTGGTATAGATTCGGCAGTTACATCAACCTTATGTGCCTTGACCGGATTACCTACTTTTGCAATTGGAATGCCATTACACCAAAACCTAGAGCAGGAAAATTTGTCTGATGCTCACCTTAAATGGTTGACAAAACATTCCAACGTACAAATAGAAAAAATTAATTTAACAGAGGTTTATGATTCTTTTATATCAACAATGCAAAAAAATATAGGTGATATAGCTTATAATGATTTAGCATCAGCAAATACTAAATCTCGCCTACGAATGATAACACTTTATCATTTAGCACAAATACATTCAGGTATTGTAGTTGGAACAGGAAATAAAGTAGAAGACTTTGGTGTTGGGTTTTTTACAAAATATGGTGATGGTGGTGTTGACATTGCACCAATTGCTCATTTATTTAAATCCCAAGTTTATGATATAGCTAAAGAGTTACAAATAGATAAAAGAATTATAAAAGCAAAACCAACCGATGGATTATGGGAAGATGGTCGGACCGACGAAGAACAGATGGAAGCATCCTATGATGAACTAGAATGGGCCATGGAGTATTCAGGATCCGAAGATGATTTGACAGATAGACAGAGAATTGTTTTAGACATATATAATAAGTATCATCAAAAAAATCTTCATAAAATGAAACCTATACCTGTGATTAAATATGATTAGTTGGGGAATATCAGCAAATAGCCATGATGCAGCAATTACTGTTGTGGATAAACACAACACCATACTTTTTGCCGCACAAAGTGAACGTTATTCAAGAAAAAAGAATGATGCTCATTTACACCATGATTTAATTTCAGATGCTTTGTATTTTGGCAAACCAGATGAAGTAGTATGGTATGAAAATCCATTTACAAAAACATTTCGACAATTCATGTCAGGGCAAGGGTGGTTAGGTAAAGAAAATAATTTTAGAAATTATTTACTGAAATATAATATTGACCCAAAATATTTAACGTTTGGTAATCACCACAAAAGTCATGCCGCAGGTGGTTATTATACTTCTTTGTTTCCTGATGCTGCTATTTTAGTAATTGATGCTATAGGTGAATTTGATACTACAACAATATGGGAAGGAAATGGTAATAATTTAAACAAGAAGTTTAGTGTTAAATATCCTCATAGTTTAGGATTGTGGTATTCTGCCATGACCCAACGTGTTGGATTAAAACCAAACGAAGAAGAATATATTTTGATGGGCATGGCTGCATATGGAGACGCATCCAAGTATGCTCCAATAATATTGGAAGACTTCTTTGACACAAAACATGATCTTAAGTTAAAGGAAAATCTTCATCGTGGTTGTAAGTGGTGGAGGCGTGAATTATCTTCTGAACAAGACAAGTATGATATTGCAGCAGCCACACAATTTGTTTATGAATTATATTTTCATGATTTGTTGCACAAAGCCAAAGAATTAGTACCCTCGGATAATTTAGTTCTTGCTGGTGGTTGTGCATTAAATTGTGTAGCTAATTCTATTGCACATACTTATTTCAAAAATGTGTGGATCATGCCTAACCCAGGTGATGCAGGTAACAGTTTGGGTGCTGTTGCTGCCCAAAGAAAAGAATCTATGCTTTTTAGTAATGCATTTTTAGGACATGACATTAAAGGTCAGTACCCAGCCGAACAATTAGTAGATGCTTTAAAAAAACATAAAATTGTTGGTATTGCCAATGGTAAAGCAGAGTTCGGGCCAAGAGCTTTAGGTCACAGAAGTTTATTGGCTGATCCTAGAGGCCCTGAAATAAAAGATAAAGTAAACGAAATTAAACGTAGACAAAAATTCAGACCCTTTGCTCCCGCCATTCTTAAAAAAGAAGCATCAAATTATTTTCATATGTGTACATCTGAAAGTCCATATATGCAATACACAATGCAATGTAAAAAACCAGATGAATTCCCAGCCATCATACACCATGATGGAAGCTCCAGAGTCCAAACTGTTTCGGAATATGATTCTCCAGGGTTTCATAAATTCTTGAAATTATGGGAACAGGAAACTGGTTGTCCAATGATTTTAAATACAAGTTTAAATATTCGTGGAAAACCAATGGTTAATACCATAGAGGATGCCACAGAATTTAGTAATGTTTACGATATTTTGGTTTTATAGCACTTGACAAAACACTCCTGAAGTATTATATTTAAGTAGAAATAGATTCTTCAAGGAGAAATATATGTATCATATTTTCAAGGCATTAGAATCAACTTCTTCTAGATTAGACAAAGAGGATATTCTTCGGTCTAATTTCATGAATGAAACTTTGCGGAACGTAATGTTTCTTGCTCTGGATCCTTATACTCAGTTTTACATAAGAAAGATCCCAGCATACGAAAACAAGTCCTTTAATCTAAATTGGGACGATGTATTTTTTCATCTGGAAGAAATTTACACAAGAAAAATCACAGGTAATGCTGCCATTGACCGACTTACTTGGATTCTTGAAAATATTCATCCCGAAGATGCAGACATTGTTACCAGGATTATTTCCAAGGATTTGAAGTGTGGTGTTTCTACCGCAACTGTTAACAAAATTTTTCCTAATCTTATTCCAACCTACCCTGTTATGTTAGCTTCTGGATACAGCGAGAAGTTAATGGCTAGAATGGAATATCCCGCATATGTTCAACTAAAGTTAGACGGAATGCGTTTCAATGCCATTGTAGAAAATGGAAAAATTGAATTAAAGTCAAGAAACGGAAAAAGCATAGAGCTTCATGATGTATTAAATCAGGCTTTTCTTGCATATGCAGGGACAGAAAATTGTGTGTTTGATGGAGAGCTTATTGTTAAGGAAGCAGATGGTTCTATTATGAACCGACAAAAGGGTAATGGTATCCTTAATAAGGCAGTAAAGGGAACCATCTCTCTCAAGGAAGCAAATATGGTTTATGCTACTATTTGGGACATTATTCCTTTACAAGATTTCAAGGTTGGTGTTTGTAACACACCTTATGTACAAAGATTTTCTAAGTTGCTAGGTGTTGATCCATACAATTCTGTTCGCAGAATTTCCATCATTGAAAATCATGAGGTAGTATCTGAAGATCAGGCTAACACACTGTTTCAGGAATATTTTAACAAGGGTGAGGAAGGTATCATCCTAAAAAATATCAATAGTCCATGGGAAGATAAGCGTGCTACTCATCAAATTAAGTTTAAGGGTGAGTTAGATTGCGATTTGCTTTGTATTGATTGGCAAGAAGGCACAGGTAAGAATGTTGGTAAGTTAGGCGCTCTCGTTCTTGAATCTGCTGACAAGAAAATTCGTGTTAATGTTGGTAGTGGATTTACGGATGAACAGCGTGATAAATACACAGTAGATAATACTGTAGGTAAGATTGTTGCAGTTAAATATAATGCAAGAATCAAGGACAAAAACTCTGATACTGAGAGTTTGTTCCTCCCGGTTTTCCTTGAAATTCGTGAGGATAAAACCGAAGCAGATTCTTCTAAGAAGATTAAGTGAACCGTAAAAAACCCGATGAGATAAATAAAAATATGCCTAACTATGAATACAAGTGTGACAAATGTGAACATTATTTTGAAAAGATATTGAGCATTCCTAACATGAAACAACCCGAGGAGGAACCATGTCCTAATTGTGGTGAGGTTCAGGTCAAGAAGGTTATATTTTCTGCTCCTGCTTTAGGAGATCCAGTAAGACTAGGAATCAGAAGACCCGATGGCGGCTTCAAAGAGGTGATGCAAAAAATTGATTCAAATAATAGAGGCAACACACTTAGCAACAGTAGTTTCGACTTTTAAAAAAGTACGAAATATTTAACATACTCCCTTGGTGCTTAAGCACTGGGGGAGTTATTTTTTTACCCTAACTAGCGAGTCTAAAATGTCCCGTAAAAAAAATCGCCAAAGTGTTAAAAATTCTAATGGAAGAAACCCTAATTTAATTATCAGAGGAGATTTAAAATCAATTAAACCACTAACAATTAACCAAGACAAGTTTTATAAACTATACAACAAGGGTACTGAGGCAATATTATTACACGGCGTTGCAGGAACAGGTAAGACATATATCGCATTGTACAATGCTTTAAATGAAGTTTTAATAGAAAATAATGAGTACGAAAAAATTGTTATTGTAAGATCAGCAGTTCCATCCAGAGACATAGGATTTTTACCAGGAAACGAAAAAGAAAAAACTGAAATATATTCTCGACCATATCAGGATATTTGTTCAGATTTAATTCCTAGATTTGGAAAAATTGCATACATGAAATTAATGGAACAAGGATTAATTGAATTCATGACAACCTCATATGTAAGAGGATTAACAATGGACAATTCCATTGTTATTGTTGATGAATGCCAAAACATGAACGACATGGAAATTAATAGTATCATGACCCGTGTTGGTAAAAATTCCAGAATTATATTTTGTGGAGATTTTAGACAAACAGATCTTTATAGAAAACAGGATATGTCTGGGTTAAATAAGTTTATAAGTATAACAAAACATATGTCAACATTCAAAATGCTAGAATTTGAAATCACCGATATTGTTAGAAGCAACCTTGTTAAAGAATATATTTTAGCAAGATTGGCATACGACGATATGGTGTTAATGGCATCTTGACATAAGAATAAATTATTATTATATTAATAGTATGATTAAACAAGTTGAGGTGTGATGAAAAAATTTAATCATGTTCCTGTTGAGTTACAGGATTTGACTGCTTACACGACCGAGAAGGGTAGGGTTTACCAAACTCCTGAAGGTAAATCCTACCCTTCCGTCACCACGGTGTTATCTGAACATACTAAACAAGGTATACAAGAATGGCGCAAACGTGTTGGTGAGGAAGAAGCAAATAAAATATCCAGACAGGCAGCCAACAGAGGAACAAGAATACATAATATTATTGAAAATTATCTCAATAATGAGGAGTTAGAAAACATATCTCTAATGGAAAAAGAGATGTTTTCTGTCATACTCCCGGAACTTGATAGAATAAATAATATAAGGTCCCTTGAGGCACCGTTATATTCTGATCATTTACGATTAGCAGGACGTGTAGATTGTATAGCTGAATATAATGGTAAATTATCTATCATAGATTTTAAAACTGCCAGAAGAGAAAAAGATAAAGAACACATTTTGCATTATTTTATGCAAGCCTCAGCATATGCAATAATGTTCGAAGAAAGAACCAATATACCTATCAATCGTTTAACAATTATTATCGTGGTCGAAGATGGGTTTGTCCAAACTTTTCAAGGCAAAAGGGATGATTTTGTAGAAGGTCTTTTATACTACAGGGATCTTTTCGAACTTAAACCTTGACAAACCAATTGTAATGTATTATCTTACATCAATAAGGGAGGTACTTATGATGAGATATATTATTATAACTTTGGTACTATCGTCTTTAGTATTAATAGTTTTTCCAACTAATATTCCAAATACTTTACCTCCTGTAGTTGAGGTAATTGTTGAAAAATCTGAATTTGAAGGTTCAGAAATAAATTGTTTGGCTCAAAATATTTTCTTTGAGTCCCTGAATGAACCTTATGAAGGAAAATTAGCAGTTGCTACAGTTACTATGAATAGAGTTAGAAATAAACAATATCCTAATTCTATTTGTGAGGTTGTTTTTCAAAAAAATGATGTAGGGTGTCAGTTTTCTTGGACTTGTGGAGCAAGAACAAGATTTGAACCGCATCTTTTTAATGAAACTTATATTTTGGCAGAAAAATTTCTAAATGATAATTTAGAATTGGATATTTTAAAAGATGCTTTATTCTTTCATGCATCATATGTAAATCCAAGATGGCCTTATGCAAAACAAATTGAACAAATAGGAAATCACATTTTTTATGAATTAGCGGATGGTGCATGATGGATGAATTTGAATTACCAAAACCTCAACCAGTTGAGGTTGTAACTTTGGAATATATTATTACCAAAGGTGAATTTAATAATGCTATAGATTTTTCAATGTATATTGAAGAACAGGCTGTTCTGAGGCGTTTGGGCTATTTTGAAATGTTACTAGAATATTGTGAGGAGAATGATATTGAACCTCAAGCTGTTTCTAGTTTTATAACTTCGTCTCTGAAAGAAAAAATTAGAGCTGAAGCTGAAGAAATGAACTTATTAAAGAAAAACAAAACACCTAAGTTGCCATGAGCAATGTAGAATCTTTATATCAGGTTTATACTGCTTTAAGATTACATTTCACACAGGATTCAGATAATTTTGATATAAGAAAAGGAAGAATCCCTAAAAAACCAAAACAAGGTGTTAAAAAAGAGTTTGGAATTTATTTAAATAAAATAAAAACCAAGTATAATTCACAAGATGCATTTGTGGAATATTTTGTTGCAAATTTTATTACAGGTGATACATGGGGTGGTTTATTTGATGATGGTGGTGCGAACACATATTTGGAATGGCAAAAAAGAATACAAAGTATGTCATACACATATGAATCCGAACTTCAGAGGATTCAGGAACATTATCCTGTTTTATCAGAACTTTGGGAAGTTGAAAACACCCATCCACCTATTTTAAAACTATATTATGGTAAAATTGTTTCTTTAGAAACTCTTGTAATTCTAAATAAATTATATAAATTTAGATTATACTTGGACAAGAAATTATTTCTTGATCCAGTATGGGCAGAAGTTTCTATTAAAATCAAAAAATATTCACCGTTCTTAACAGTTGAGAAAGAAAAATACCAAATGATTACAAAAAAGGTTTATAATGAGTAACAATTATTGGGAAGAAGAAGAATATCAAGAAAGAAGACACCAAAGTAAAAGAAACAATAAGGATTTGTTTAAAAAACACAAAGGTAGAGTCTACGATTATCTTGATGAAGAATATGATGATTTTGATGAAGATTCATTAGACTTGGATTACACAGACCAGGATGATGAATAATATTATGAAAAATGCTATACAACAACATACAACGCTATACAAGGAGAAATACAATGTCATTTTCAAGTTTATCAGATTTACGCAGTAGCCGTGGCAACTTCGAAACCCTCATGAAAGAGGTTGAGAAGATTTCTAACCCATCATCAAGGCCACGTGGTGATGATCGCTTTTGGAAGCCTACAGTTGATAAGGCAGGCAACGGCTATGCCGTGATCCGCTTTCTTCCTCCGCCAAAGGGTGAGGAGATTCCATGGGTTCGTGTTTGGGATCATGGTTTTCAGGGTCCCACAGGTCGCTGGTATATTGAGAACAGCTTGACCACTATTAATCAACCCGATCCTGTTTCTGAGCTTAACAATGAGCTTTGGAATTCAGGTGTTGAGAGCAATAAGGAAATTGCTCGTAAGCAGAAGCGCCGTCTAAGTCATATCTCTAACATTCTCGTAGTTAAGGATTCAGCTAATCCTGAGAATGAGGGAAAGGTTTTCTTATACAAGTTTGGTAAGAAAATCTTTGATAAGATCAAGGACGTAATGCACCCACAGTTTGAGGATGAAGATCCTATTAATCCTTTTGACTTCTGGGCTGGTGCAGACTTCAAGCTGAAGATTCGTAATGTTGAGGGTTATCGCAACTACGACAAGTCCGAGTTTGATTCGCCTTCTGCAATTGCAGATTCCGATTCAGATATTGAAGTTATTTGGAATCAGCAACACTCTTTACAGGAATTCTTAGACGAAAAGAATTTCAAGAGTTATGATGAGCTTAAGAGAAAGCTCGAAATGGTTTTAAAGGGTAATCCTGTCTCTGCTATGACAGCAGATCAAATCTCTGAGATTTCAGAGGAAGCTCCTGTTATCAGGAGTGCTCCTTCTCCAATGGAGGATGAAGACGAGGATGATACTCTTAGCTATTTTGCTAAGTTAGCTGAAGATTAAAATGGAAATGGCCGGCCTTTCGGCCGGCCATTTTTATAACACTCGGTTCATTCTTCTTTGTTGGAACCTCATGTAACTACTATGTGTTTCTCTTGCGGTTACAATCGCAGTGGTTGGTGAACTAGATTCTCCTCCAGAAACAACATTATTGTTTGTAGGAGCTGAAACGTTATTAACAATAACCGGAGGTTGATTTATTTCTTGTCCAGCCTCTTCAACTTGACTTGTTGCAACACTCCTAGATGTTTGCTCAGGCCCAGAAACAGAAGCCTCGGGCATTAAACTAGACGCTGTTGTTGTATCATTTTCTTCAAATTCGCCTGCAATATCTTCGGCTGTATCTTCAGATGTAGCGTCGGGTGGTGTATATTCTCCACTTCGAATAGCTTCATTTCTTGCAGCCATATTTTCAAAACCTTCAGCTCTGGCCTTTTCATCTTGTTCTGCAATACTAGCTTGGGTGTCCGCTTCTCTTTCTTCTTCAAATTTCTCTTGATCTGTTTTAAAAAATTTCCCAATCACCGGTACCTTAGATAATACACCTTTCAAAGTTTCCCAAAGATCTTTAAGGAAACCGATAATTTCATCTTTGAATGTTGCTATTAATCCCAGGACCGCGGTCACACCCATAACTATAGGTAGGAAAGAATTCGCCAGCATCGCCGTAACTTCACCAGCAGCCTCTAAAATAGGATTTTTTTTGTCTGCTACCTCTTTGGTATTTTCCGCAATATCGGTAATTCCTTCTTGTATAACTTCAACTGGACTATCCCCACCTGACCCACTATCGCTGCTGTCAGGACTTGATATCCCTTGGGCTTCATATAAAATATCCATCACCGACGGCTCATCACTTGATTCATCTAAAGTAGCAGAAGGTGTATCTTCAGATTCTTCCTCAGATTTTTTTCCCTCAGATGAACCCGGCTCCATCTTTTCGGATGTATCATTACTTTTTTTAAGTTCTTCTAAAATACCTTCTAATGTACTACCATGATCTTCATAGATGTCACCTAGGATTTCCTCGGTAGAATTCATAACCTCGTTATTTTTTTCTAGTAGTTCACCGTGGTCTTCATAGATTGATTCCGCGGCATAGGCGGTTCTATTACTGGGACTATCCGCCTTTCCCTCACCCATAATACTAGAAGAAAATATTCCAGTTATTGCTTTAACAATTTCCTTAATTGCTTTGTTTCTATCTTCCATTTTTAACCTATTTTATTTTTGTTGTTTCTTTTTTTCTAGATAGTCCAACAATAAAGCTATGTAAATTTCTCTTTCCCATGGCATCATGTTTTCAAGTTCTGTAAGAGAATAATTGTGTAATTTCATTAATAAAAAATTTGTTTTATAAAAATTTTCTAACGAATCATGAGAAAGAGCTATACGAAAAAACTTGTTATACCATCCACGGTAACTTTGCTTTGTTTACCACAAAAATTGCAATCTAAAATAATATCTTTTTTATATTTAGGAATATTTTTATAAAAAACGGTAAATTTGTAAAAATTTTGCAAGGTTAAATTATTAATAAATTGTAAAACTTCCTCATAATCATTTTCTGTAATCTCAACTCTTTCTTCCTGATTATAGATGTAATCTACACATTCTGCTATAACTTTAATTATGGTTTCTTCACTTTGATCTTTTAATATTTTTCCAATTTCTTCAATTCCTGGATATCTCAAAGATACACTAATACCATCATCTAATTCAACAATATTTTTAATAGTTTCATCATGCTCTACTTCAAAGTCGTTTATGTTTAATCTAACAAAGGTTTTTTTCTTGCATTCTTTATCAGGACAAATTAAATTTAATTCTATATCCTCACCTATGGATTTTCCTCTAATTTGCAAAAAAGCATATTCCATATCCACTGAAGAATATTTTTTCGGATCAAATTTTCCAAAAGTACAGCTTTTTATTATATCATTAAATGCTGCAAAAGTTTCTACGGGATCTTCTGATTCTTTAGCCATTAATAAAACTTTTTCTTCTTTAACTAAAAATGGCCTAAATTCATGTTCTTCTTTTGATATAGGTAAAGTCATTTTATAGGTTGGTACTTTCAATACAGGTATACTCATGTTTCACTCCTTATCGTGTAAAATTGCGAAATTTATTCTGTAAATCTGATCCTAGGTTATCTAAGTTAGGTAATTTTCTGCTTATTTTTTGACCAAAATTTGCCATAGCATCATTAATACTAGTTTGTGTGCTATCAGCCACTCTATCTAAATAATCATCATTATTCCAAGCATGAGAAACCCAGTATTTAAATGTAAAATTAACACTCATTCTTAAAAATCCTGGATTGGCCCAATTCATATTCATTACGTTTATAGATGTTGGCCAACACTCAATTAAATGTATCTCATACATTATATTTTCTGTTTCTCTGAATGCCTCAAATATGGGATTGGATGCTAAATCTAATCTCCCTACGGTTGCTGCTTTGGTTGCTGTAACCGCTTTATCAACTATTTTTTGTGACCCACGGTTTAAAAATTTATTTATGGCTGCTCCCGCACGTGCATCTTGTGTTAAACCGGCACCTAAATTTAAATTATCACCTACGGTTGGGCTTAAATTTAATAGTTTTTCTCCAGGCAATCCTGCAGGCATCAGCGCAAACAAAGAAATATTTTTTGCATAAGAAGAATAAAAACCAACTTCTTTACCTTCGGTTACTGGTCCTACACATGAACCCATCCATTCTTCAAAATATTTTCTAGGTGTCCAATCTGTATCCACTAAGAAATTTAAGGTTAGGTTATCTCCACCATATTCTGCTGTTTGTGCTCTTCTTTCATCTAAGCCATTTATTCTCAAGGTTTTATTTTTAATAGTCTTACCTGGAAGGTTAATGTCCTCACATAACAGTTGTAAATCTTTCATTACTTTTTGCTGGGTTGTTACATATCCAAAAGAAGCAAAAAATCTCTCAGATCTAGAAAGATTTTTTTCTTTAACTAAACTTACAAAGTTTTCTAATGTAGGTATGGTTTGATGTGTACCATACGTTAGACCTAAATCTGTCATTACATTTTACTCCTAGAATCTTGATATACAAAGTTATCGGATCGTTTTTCGAATACTTGTATAGGCAACATACAAGCTATTCTCCAATCTTTTGGATTAATTTTTAATAATCTAGAAGATACCTGTGAGTACAAGTATTTTTTAACACACACATTACTTCCTGGAAATCTAGATATGTTTTTCAAGACACTCCATTTCAACATAATTTTAGAACCCTCATCTAGCTTATCAACTGATGCATCTATCATATTACCAAACAATCTCATTCGCATCATTGGTGGTAAGTAATGTAGGTTCAGTCCATAGAACCCATCTAGGGTTGTTCGGAATGCAACAACTAAAGGAGCAGCATCATAATATGGCAATGTTTCTTTATTTTTAGGGTCATATAAAAACAGATACATATTTCCTATTTCAACATCCGCAGTAAATTCGCCAATATCAGTTTTCATTGCCCTATTAGCCGAATAACTAGCTAAACCAACTTTTCTGATCGTGTTCAAATACCACCTGAATGATTTATCAGGTGTTTCTAACTTTCTGAGCTGATCTAAAGGTTTGATTGATGGCATTTTGGTTCAATTGATACTTGACAAGATATTGACACGATGATAAATTCACTATGTCGGGGATTAATAAAATACTCTACTATTTATAGTGTTTTTCCTAATCCTAATTCTTTCTCGGTAATGATAATGAATTGCCATCCCTGTTTAGAAGCATATGTTGATGCTGCTTCCCACTTGGCTTGATTAACTCCCCATTGTTTTACTTCGGAGATAAATCTTTTTGTTTTTCTTGCTTGTGGGACAGGTGGTTGAGTATATTTGTAAGGCTTTACTTCTACCATATATTTTTTAATTTTTCCTTCTCGGTCCTGAACTTCTATCAAGAAGTCTATGAAATATCTGTGATATTTTTTATCTATAGGACTAATATATGGGACAGCCAATTCTTCACTAGCCCATTTTATAACAGATTTATTATTATCACACCACTTCATGAATTTTAGTTCATAGCTGCTACGATATATAATATTATCTGGATCACCCACATATTTTTGTGGATTTATTGGAACAAAGTATCCTTTGTAAGTATCCTTTGCATAAGTCATATAAATATTCTCAATTAATGCCTTTAATACAGGAGTATTTATGCCTCAGGATTACGGCGACACCACGGAACTTAATCGTGAATTATTAGCATATGGTGAGGAAGATAAAAAAAATAGAGCAGATTATCCTATTTCTTCTACTTTTAACGATCTAGAGGTTTTTAGATATCCTGAAAACATTGCATCACCTAACAATCTTGAATATCCACATTATGCAATGTTTTATATTACGATTCGTGAATCTGATATAGGAGAAGGTGAAGTAGTAAATAATAGATTAACTGAAGCAATTAATATAGAAATTAGTAATAGTAATAGACCTGATAGATTAAGAGGTGGCGCCACCATTCTGGGAACCTTAATAGGAGGGGAAGGCGGGGCGCGCGCCGGCGGAGAAATAGCTGAGGGAGTATCAAGTAGTGTTGAAGCTGTAACTGGTCTTCAATCGTTGGGCGAATCGGCTCAGAAGACAATCCAGCCTTATTTAGCAGGTGGTATAGGTACAGCAGCTGCAGTTACTTTAACAGCACAGGCCACCGCACGTGAACGTAGAACTTTAACAACTGCTATAGCTCTTTATATAAATGATGTACCTTCAGTATCATATAAAGCAGATTTTGATACCAAGGATGTAGGAGCTTTAGGTTCTCTTGGAAACATTTTAGGTGGGTTTCAGCAGGCCATCAAGGGCGAGAACGCCGCTGGTGATGAGTTAAGTACGGGTGAAAGAATAGAAGCTCTGAAGAGCTCCTTTGCGAACCTAGGTGGAGCAGCTGGTTCATTAGCATTAAAAAATGCAAATGAAGGAGTATTAGGTGCATTAGGTGACGCAGGAGCTTTGTACAGTACATCGACTGGAATTGCAGCTAATCCATTTCAAGTACAAGCATTTCAAAACATGGGATTCAGAAAATTCAATTTCAATTATGTTTTCTTACCTAAAAGCGGATCTGAGTATATGCAGGTTGTTGCAATTATTAAAGCATTTAAAAAATATATGCACCCCAAATTAGGTACAGAACAAGCACTTATGGGTTATCCTGCAGAATTTGGTATTGAATTTTATCATAAAGATAATCCAAATTACAATTTATTTAGAATAGGAAATTCATATCTTACAGATATGTCTGTATCATATGGTGGTAAAGATTTCGTTACATTTAAAGGTACTGACGGTATGCCCGCAGAAATTAATATGAAACTATCGTTTACAGAATTAGAAGTTCTATCAAGAGAAAGAATAGAGGCAGGTTACTAATGTCTTATTTTAAAAATTTTCCAAAGATAATTACAACTAGTAATAATAAAAATATTATTATTAAAGATTTTTTACGCAGAGTTTCTGTTTCTAATAAATTTAGAGACACTTCTGTTGCTTTGGATAAGTATTTAATTAAAGATGGTGAAACACCTGAAATAGTAAGTCAAAAACTTTATAATTCAGTGGATTATTTTTGGGTTATATTGATGGTGAATGATATTACTGATCCTCGATCAGAATGGCCTATTGGAAATGAATTTATACCAGATTTAATATATTTAAATTATGATTTTGAAATGACTGTTACTGATGGTAGCCAGTTTGCTGTAAACGACGAGATAAACAGCAGCAACGGTGGATATTTTCTAGTTTCTAGCATATCAGGAACTACATTAAAACTAAGATCACAATATAAAAGAGCATCATTAACAAGTTCAGTTACATTAGATAATGTTACTAAAAATATTTCAGGTATATCTATTTCAAGTATAACTGATCCTAATAATCAAACACATCATTATGTAAGTTCAGACGGGTATATTGTAGATAGTGATTATTCAGGAGCAACTGCTGTAAGTAATTTTGAATATGAAATTAGTAAAAATGACGATAAAAGGCATATTAGAGTTTTACCTTCAGCATTAATTGGATTATTTGTTGGTCAATTTAAAAACTTGATTAAATAATGGAAAATTTAGAAAACATAAAAGCGGCAGGCGATGTTTTAATTGAGGAAATATCTCTTTTAAAAGGAAACATTGTTTATGATATTCGCACTTTTGCAGCTAATGTTGTAATACAGGAAGATATTTTTAGTAATGTTTTAACCGGTTATTCTGTGTTTATTGATGCTGCTAGTATGATAACTCAGTTTGGTATTAATGGAACAGAAAAAATCAGAATAAAATATCGAACGCCGGGTTTCAGACAAACAATTGAAGGAACTTTTCAAATCACATCTATTGATGAAAGATTTTTAGGAGAAAAAGAACAAATATACGTTGTTCATTTTATCTCTTTAGAGGGGTTTTTAGATAATTCTGTTAGGCTAAATAAAAAATATAGCGGCAGAACAGATAGGATAATTAGAGATATTTTTAATGAAAATCTTTTCATAGAGAAAGAATTAATAGTATCAGAATCTCATAATACATCTTTATCTTTTTTACCTGCATTTTGGAGTCCTTTAAAATGTATTAATTGGGTAACAAATAGAAGTTACAAAACCACACCAGGTATTTTGTTTTTTGAAGGAAACAAAAAATTTTATTTAACTAGTTTGGATAAACTAATAACCTTAGGAAAAAATGACATTTATCAAAATTATGTTTATTCTGCTGCAGGACGCAGTAATGATGATAGTATAGAAAAAAGATATGCCTTCATACAACAACTTAATTTGATTAATTACTTTGATGTATTACAAGCACAGGATTATGGATTTTATGCTAGTAAATTAGTTACTCATGATATAGCATTAAAACAATATAAAGAATTTTCCTTTGATGGTTTAGAATATCACAGAAGAAAAGAACACACAGATACATTTCCCACATACCCAATTGATATTATAAGAAATCCTGAATCTCATATACACGTTAGAACAAAACAATATGGTTTGTTTGAAAATAATCAAGATCCTAAATATGAAGTATGGGCAATGCAAAGAAACCACATTATGTATGAGATGAATAATTTAAAGATATCAATTAAAGTTTCAGGTAAAACTGATATTGAAGTAGGTAGTATGATTAACATATCAATACCTAAGAGTATTGCACATTCAGATAATTATGACATGGAAGCTAGTTTTGATCCTTATTTGTCGGGAAAATATTTAATAACTAATATCAGGCACGAGTTCGCTATGAGTAAACACACAATGGATTTAGAGTGTGTAAAAGAATCTTTCTCAGAACCAATTAAATAATTATGGAAAATTTATACGGAGATAATTTTCATTGGTGGGTTGGTGTTGTAGAGGACCGCTTAGACCCCCAATTTTTAGGTAGATGTAAAGTTAGAATTGTTGGGTATCACACACCTAACAAATCTACTTTGCCTACGGAAGATTTACCATGGGCACATCCTGTTCAACCTATAACTTCTGCTGCAATGTCAGGTATAGGTCATACACCTTTAGGTCCTGTTGAAGGCACTTGGGTTTTAGGATTTTTTCGTGACGGTGAAGATTGTCAAGAGCCTGTTATGTTAGGTACCATGGGAGGAATTCCAGGTCAAACCTATTATAATAAATTAAGAGGTAATAGTAATTATGGATTTCAAGATCCAAATAAAATCTATCCCTTGCAAGATTATATTGATCAACCAGACACAAATAAATTAGCAAGAAACCAAGAAATATCCTCAACGATTGTAAAATCAAAAGATGATTCAAGAGAAAAAAGAATATCTACTGGTTTAGGTGACAACTGGGATCAACCATTAACATCTTATAATGCAGCATATCCCTTTAATCATGTGTATCAATCTGAATCTGGTCATGTTATTGAAATAGACGATACACCTAATAATGAAAGAATTACACTATATCATAAGTCAGGAACATTTATTGATATTGATGTTAATGGAACAAAAATAGAAAAGGTAGTTGGTGATAGTTATGAAATTTCATTAAGACACAACAATGTTCTTATTAAAGGAAATGCCAATGTTACAATTGAAGGTGACTCTAACATATATGTAAAAAATGATTGTAACCTAGAAGTTGATGGTGATTTAACTCATCATATTCACGGTGATTATGAAATGAAAGTTGCAGGTAAAGTAAGTATTACCTCAGGTGATAATATGGAGCTTCATTCTAAAAAAGAAATGGAAATATTTTCTTCTGATGACATGAAATTGTTTTCTAGAGCAAATCAATTTTTATTTGGATTAAAAACTGATATTAAAAGTTTGATTACTAAAACAGTTGGATTAAAGTATGTAGTCAAATCTTTTGCACCTTCTATTCCTGGTGCAATTTTTTTAATGAATGATTCTGTGTCTTCTAAATCTACAAAATCACCTCGTTTTTCTAAATTGATTGTTCCAACCAGAGAAGAACAATTAACCTTCAAATTAGATATTTTAGGTGAAGATTTTGAAGCTAATGCGGAAATTATAACCAGAGAATTAAATCAGGCTATATCAGATGGTATTATTGATGCAGACGAATTAAATGCAACAGGTACAGCATCAGAAACCGATGCTACACCTGCACCTGAATTGCCTTTACAAATTCCAGGATGCGGTGAAATAAATAATTTACCTGAGATACCAGAAAATTATCAAATTTCTAAGTATTACAAAATAGAAGATTTAACATATAAAGCTGTTTGTGCAGAGCCTGGAAGAAGATTAAAAGCACAAGGCAATTTGTCAAAAAGGGAAATTGCTTGTAATTTAAAGGCATTAGCAGAACAAGTTTTAGATCCAATAAAAGAAAAATATCCTAATATGATAATAACTTCTGGTTTTAGAACGGATGTTCCTGAAGGCGGATCTTTAACGTCGCAGCATTTACGTGGTCAAGCAGCAGACATACAATTTCCAGGTGTTTCTAATGTAGAATATTTTGAGATTGCAAAATGGGTGAGAGCTAATATTAATTATGATCAAATGCTTTTAGAATATAAAACCACTGGTTCTAAATTACCATGGATTCATTTGTCTTTTAATAGAGAAGGACCAAGAAGAAGCACAGTAACTTTCTTGAATCACAAAACTGCCCAAAATGGCAGCGGTGTATTATTACAGTTAGCAGGTACACACGGAATACCAGTATAACCCATATAAATATAAAATAAAATGGCTATCTTAAAATCCAGCAAAATATATAAAGACATAGATCTTTCTTTTGCGACACATCCACAAAATAAAGATGTCTTAAAAAAAGTAGACATTAATGCTATTAGACAATCTATAAAAAATTTGTTATTTACAAGATTTGGTGAGAGATTGTTTCAGCCAGAAATAGGATCAGGAATATATAATCTTTTGTTCGAACCTCTGGATAATATTTCTGCTAATGCTTTAAAAAAAGCAGTGACAACGGTTATTCAAAACTATGAGCCTAGAGCAAAAATAGAACAAGTAGATGTTTTGCCTGATTATGATACAAATTCATATGAGGTTACAATATTTTTTAGAGTAGTTGGTATTGCACAAACAACTTCATTATCACTAACATTAGAGAGATTACGATAATGGCGGAATTAAATATTACCGAATTAGATTTTGCTGACATTAAAACTAACTTAAAAACATATCTTGCTGCCCAAAATGAATTTACAGATTATGATTTCAACGGTTCAGCATTAAGTTTGTTGTTGGATGTTTTAGCATATAATACACATTATAATGCAGTATTGGCTAATCTTCAAGCCAATGAAATGTTTATTGATACTGCAATAAAAAGAAGTTCGGTAACATCAATTGCAAAAATGTTAGGTTATACACCTAGATCAACAACCTCTGCAATAGCAAACGTTAACATTACGGTACCAAGAATTGATACTGTGGGTGTAACATTAACCATAACACCTTCAAATAAATTTTCTGCAACAATTAATGATGAAACATTTACATTCAATGTTAATGAATCACAAACAGCAACATTAAATCAATCAGGAAACTTTGTTTTTACATCTATTGATTTAATTGAAGGTATACGTTTATCTAACTCTTTCACAATTGTTTCTGATAATGTTTCAGGTCCTTTAGTTATTCCAAATAATTCTGTTGATACATCTACAATTTCTGTGTCTGTTCAAACTAGCGTTTCAGATATTACAGAAACCACATGGACCAAGGCTTCTAACATTCTTGATGTTACTTCAACTAGTAAAGTATTTTGGGTTGAAGAAAACAAAGAAGGAAAATTTCAATTAGTTTTTGGTGATGATAATGTAGGTGCAAAATTAACAGCAGGAAATATTGTTACAATTTCTTATATTGTTTCCAGGGGTTCTGTTGCAAACGGTGCAAGAACTTTCACATTAATAGGTGATATTGATGGTGAAGAAACAGCAACATTAACTATTAATAGTGCAGCTGCAAATGGTGCTGAAAAAGAAACCATTGATAGCATTAGACACAATGCTCCTAAATTTAATGCCAATAGAAATCGTGCTGTAACTTCTGATGATTATAGAACAATCATCAAACAAAATTTATCAAAAGCACGAGAAGTTACCGTTTGGGGCGGCGAAGAAAATTCTCCTCCAATTTATGGTAAAGTTTTCATTTCTGTTGATACGGTTTCAGGGCAAGTTTTAACTGAAGCAGATAAAGATTATATTACAGAAACTTTGTTAAGACCGCGTTCTGTAATGAGTATTCAACATGAGTTTGTTGATCCCGATTATTTGTATTTGGGTCTTACAGGTACAGTTAACTATGATCCTAAATTAACTACATTAAAAGCAAAAGATCTTTCAGCATTAGTTAAAGCAGAAATTGAACTTTATTTTTCTACAGAATTAGGTACATTAAGTAGAACTTTTATTCTTTCTAGAGTACAACAAAGAGTTAAGGATTTAAATCGTTCAGTTGTGGGTTCATTGTTCAAGATGAATCTTCAGAAAAGATTATCAATAGGTGCTGGCGCTTCATCTGCATACTCACAGGTATTGAATTATCTTACTGCTATTGATCCTGAAACTGTTGTAAGCTCAGTTTTTACTACTACAGTTAATGGCGTAGAATACACAGGATATTTACAAGATTTTAGTGATACAGCAATTCAAGATGATACGGGAACTGGAACTTTATATTTTGTAAACAAAGAAGATAAACAAAAAATTACTTCTTATGGAACCGTAAACTATGAGACAGGAATAGTTACTTTGAAAGAAATAAAAGTAACGAGATATGTAGGCAACGTTAACAAGTTATATTTAAATGCCAGACCTCAACCTTTATATCAAAATATAACCAGTGGGTTGGTTCGTGCTTCTGATATTTCAAAATTTGCTGTTACAGCATTACCTGCAAAAAACACAATTGTTACATTGGATAATTCTTTGAGTATTGCTGAAGCAAATATTAAACCAGGTTTGGTGATTAATTCTGTTCCGTTTAATGAATAATGTCTATTAGGAAGAAACTGCATCATTTAATTTCAGGGCAGCTCCCTGATTTCGTAAGGGCCGAGTACCCTGATTTTGTCACCTTCCTAGAACATTATTACAAATGGATGGAAAAATCCGGACAATCGCATTATTATCTTCTTAATTCTGACGACTGGATGGACATTGATGCCACATTAGATGTTTTTATTCCTGAGTTTAGAAAACAATTTGCAAATGAATTCTCCGATCAAATTGAAATTTCTACGAGAAAGCTAGTAAAGTATATCAATCAATATTATGAATCTAAAGGTTCAGAAAATTCTACGGAAATGTTTTTCCGTTTCATGTTCAATGATACAGCAGCAGTAACGTATCCTGGCGATTATATACTTCGTGCTTCTGATGGTCGTTGGAGAAGAAAAAAGTTTATTAAAGTAAATAATACTAATTTTTCTAATAACAACATCTATGCCTTAAATGCTTCCATAATCACATTAAGATATTTGGAATTCATTCCAGGTGCAGGAAATATTGAAAGAACTGTAACTACTAGATGTTATGATGTATTCAGAACTCGTCCTAACATCTATCAATTAGAAGTAGATTTGGATCCAAACTATGAGTGGCCTGATTATATTTCTTTAGATTCTGATTTAACATCATCATTGGGAAACCATGATACTCATGTTTATGTTGAAAAAGCAGGAGTTACATATGGTTCTATAACCAAACAATTAGTTTCTGTATCATCGGTTGGTGAGGAAGGTTCAAATTTTGTTAGAGATGATTCATATTTTATTAGTGAAACAGGTGTTGAGGGTCTTTATTTTGCTGGAGATTATACAGAAATACTAACAGGTGCTGATGCATATGTTTATGATTTGATACAAAATAATGCAATTGTTCGTGTTACAAAAACAGAAAAAAGAGCTTCGGCAACATATTTTGCTGAAGATTATGTTTTGACGGGAGATTATGCTGAGGCAACAACCGTTGGATTGTTAAAGAGATTAGCCATTATTGATACAGGTGAAAAATTTGCTTTCCGTGATGATTCGGGAGAACCTGTAAAAACATTTACTATTGAATTTGAACCAAGAATTACAGGGTCATCCGCAACTGTTACATTCAATACTGGTTTAGTATATCATGCGCCTGGTGAATTCAAAAATAATGAAGGATTCTTATCAAGTAATATTCATTTACAGGACTATGATTATTATCAACCATATTCCTATGTAGTATCATCATCAAAACAAAGAAACGACTGGGATACTACATTCTTAGAAAGCACTCACCCTGCTGGATTTAAGTTGTTTTCTGAATTGAATTTGGAAGGTGAGATCTCAGTAACACCTTCAGTAACATCCAGTATTACTGAAGTTGATTATCATGTTTTCTTAGAAGCCTCAGATACAGTTACGGTTTCTGAATCTGATGTTAAGTCTTTAACTAGACCAATTTCTGATTCTGCTACGGTTACAGATTCAGAAGAAGTTACTCTAACTTACTTGCGAGAGTTCTTTGAAACGGTAACTTCTTCTGAAGTAGATTCTATTTCAACATCATTAGAAAAATCGGAATCTGTATCGGTTTCTGAATCTGAAGTAAAGATTTTTAATCTAAATGTTTCTGAATCAATTGTTGTATCAGAAAATGTCGGAAAACAATTCATTCAAGAAGATGACGTAACCTCTGATCTACAGGAAAATATTACGGTTTCTGAAAATGTAATTAAATCCTTAAATGTGATTGCTTCTTCAGAAACAGTTGCGGTTACAGAATCATCTAGATATGAATTTGCGCAGGAAGATGACTTAACATCTGATCTACAGGAAGATATTGCAGTTTCTGAAAATAGTGTATTCCAATTAGATAAGGTATTGTCTGATACGGTCACATCTTCTGAATCTGACGCAAAATCATTTAGTACACCTATAAGTGATAATTCAACTGTTTCAGATTCTCCAGCTAAATCTATTAACGTACCATTTACCGAATCTGTAACAACTTCCGAAGCTGTTGATTCATTAAATATTGCAAAAAATATAACTGAAACAATACCTGTTTCTGAGAATGTACAAAAACATTTCTATCAGGAAAATGATATATCTTCAGATCTTCAAGAAGATATATCAGTCACAGATTCACCAGTTAAATCTATTAACGTACCGTTTACTGAGACTGTAACAACTTCAGAAAATGTATCAACCTTAGTGGTTATACCAGTAAATCTTACTGATACAGTTACAGTAACCGATTCTGGTATAAGTTATACTTTTGATCAACAAGATGACGTAACATCTGATCTACAAGATGATGTTTCAGTAACAGATTCACCTGCAATTTCCTTCAGTAGAAGTGTTTCTGATGCTGCTTCAACATCAGAAAATAGTGTTATAAATACTAATAAATCTCTCTCTGATTCGGCCACTGCGACCGATGCTGGTGGAGAAATATTCAATAATTCATACTCACCTGAGTATTTCGCAGAACAATATGTTGGAACAACTTACATATTTTAATTTAACTTAAACTTTTAGAGGCAAAAATGAAAGACACATTAAAAGCAAAGGGCAGTTTGAAGATTGTCCTTCACGACGAAAATGGCAATGTTAAGGAAGAGCATCATGTTCCTAACGTTGTTACAGATGTAGGTTTGCAGTTCATTACTGAGCGTATGATTGGTACAGGTCAAGTTGTTATGTCACACATGGAAGTAGGTACAAATTCTACTGCAGCCGCTGTTACTGATACAGCATTAGGTGCTGCTGTTGCTGCTTCTCGTACATCTCTTACTTCATCAAATCAAGCAACATCAAGTAGTACAGACGATTCAATTGAATTTGTTTGCACATTCCCTGCAGGCACAGGCACAGGCGCATTAACTGAGGCAGGTATTTTCAATGCTGCTTCAGCTGGTACAATGCTTTGCCGTACAGTTTTCTCAACTGTTAACAAAGGCGCTGCTGACGCAATGACTATTACTTGGACAGTAACACTAGCATAATAAATGGCTTCTTTACTACCTATAAGGTTCCGAACCGAGTTAGCACGTTCGTTCCATAGAGACATAGTAAACCATATTAACGTCCCAAGTGGTGAGCTAAACACGCTCACCACTTTGGACGGATATGTTTTCGACTATAACGGCACTGAGGGAGATGTTACTTTCTCAGGTGCGGATACTAATGGAAGAACATTACGTTATACACCAGGAAGAGTAGAAGTATTTCTAGATGGCGTGAAAGTTAATTCTTCAGCTTATACTGCTACAAATGGAACTAGCATTACGTTAGATGATGCTATAGGTAGTTCAACCACAACTTTTCAAGTTACTGCATTAAAATTTGCAGACACTGCAGTTGATCTCCCAAATAATGAAATTGACATTACTGCTCATGGATTAAACTCAGGTGATGTTGTTCTTTACTTGGAAAATGGAGCAAGCGCGGGCATAACTAATTTAACAAATAATACAAGATATTGGGCAATAAGAGACGAAGCAGATGTTGTTGCCTTAGCAGAAGCAACTGGTTCAGGTACTGGTAGTGGTTATGCAAGAGCTACATCTGGTGATATAAGCAAAAGAATTAATTTAGCTGGAGGTCCTTCTGGGTCTAATTTTCTATTAGTTCCTTTAACTACAAAAACATTTTCTGATACTATTATATCCACATCTTATGATAGAATATCAATATATGCACACGGTTTTAACACAGGTGATCGTGTACATTTTTATGTAAATTCAGGTACAGTACCTGGTGGATTGGTTGACGATACAACTTATTATGTTATTGATGTTGCAGATAATACTTTGTCTTTAGCAACATCATTGTCTAACGCAATTGCAGGCACTAGAGTAAATATAACTTCTACTGGTTCTGGTAATGATTTTCAATTAGTTAGATTGGATGATTTTCCATTAGATTTAGCAAATGATAAAATACATATACCAAATCATACATTAGTTACCGGTGATGAAGTAACTTATTCTGTTACTGGGTCTACTGCTATAAATGGATTGACTAACGGCACTAATTATTTCATCATTAAAAATGATAATTATAATATACAATTAGCTACAAGTTTATCTAATGCAAATGCAGGAACAGAAATACCAATTTCTGAAGTTGTTATTCCAGGTACCTTCACATTAACAGGTCCTTTAAATCAAACTGTAACTATTAATACTTTTTCTATTACAAATTTCTTGAATCCTAATGATTATTTTCATGTATTTTTAGGAAGACCTTTAGCTTGGACAAATGAAGTATCTCCACCTACACCTACAGATACAAGAGTTACGGATTCTGAAGCTAAAAGATCTATTTTAGGTACTAAAAAAATTAACCCAAGTGATGTTTCATTAATTGTAACTAGAAGAGATTGGGTTTCAGGTACGGTTTATGCTGAATATGCCGATAATGCAAACATATCTTCTTTTAACTTTTATGTTTATAATCCAGATAATTATAGAATATACAAGTGTTTAAATAACAATAATGATGGTCAATCAACAGTTAAACCTACACATTCTGACGCAGGACCTAAAGTTTTGTCTGATGGGTATACCTGGCAGTTAATATATGAAGTGCCTTCTGCTGACAGAACTAAGTTCTTGACAACCGATTATATACCTGTTAAATTTTATGGTACCTCTTCAAGATTTGATCATAATGGAACAGTTTCAGATATTACAATAACTGGTGTTGGATCGGGTTATACTTCTGCTCCTAATGTTATAATATTAGGTGATGGTAATGGAGCAACAGCAACAGCAAGTATTACTCCTACAGGACTTTTAGATACATTAACGATTACCTCGGGTGGTGTAGGATATAGTTTTGCGTTTGTATATTTTTATGGTGGGGGAGGAACCGGAGCTTCAGCAGTAGCAACATTAGAAACAACCGATCTTCCTAATATTGTAAATCAAAATGTGGCAGGATATGCTGTGGCTGTTAATGGTCAAATTAATAAAATAGAAGTAACAGCTGGTGGTTCTGGATATTCTAATACTGGTGTTAATTCTACTAGTGTGGTTATTAAAGGTGATGGTTCTGGTGCTGCCGCAATAGCAACAGTTGCAGCTGGTGCTATTACTTCCATTCAAGTCACTGATGGTGGTACTGGTTACACTTATGCAGATATATCTTTTATAGGTATAGGAACTGGTGCTACAGCAAAGGCAACTATTTCACCTCAAGGTGGACATGGTTCAAATGTTCCTCAAGAATTGTTTGCAACAAAAGTAGCTATCATAGCTAATATAGAAGATTTCCAAAGTGACTTTTTCTTAAATAATGATTTTAGACAATACGGAATAATTAAAAATATTAAAGGATATAATAGTTCTACTGTGTTTTCATCTGCCACAGGAAATGGTTGCTACATTATAACCGTGCCGGATGGTTCGCAGTATAATTTAGATGATAATATCACTACTGATTCAGGTGGTATATTCACTGTGGTGTATGTTAAAGATAATACAATCTATTTGCAACCTGTGATAAATAGTATACAACAAACAAGTATTTTAAGAAATGAAACTACAGGTGTCCCCACGTTGTCAATTACTACATTAACAACCCCTGAAATTTCACAAAATTCTGGAGATGTAATTCATTTAACAAATATATCTCCTATAGTTAGAACAACCGGACAAACTGAAACACTCAAATTCTTTATCAACTTTTAGGTACTATGGCTAAGCTAAACTTAAATACATATCCTTACTACGACGATTTTGATCTTGACAAGAATTTTCATAAAGTTCTTTTCAAGCCAGGATATGCCGTACAGGCTAGAGAATTAACACAATTACAAACTATCCTCCAAGATCAAATCAAAAGATTTGGTGATAATATATTTAAGGAAGGTAGTGTAATTTCAGGTTGTCCTGAATCTACAAATTTCGATGTAGATGTAGTTAAAATTAAAGACTTAGATAGTTCAAGTGCAACAATTTCTGATGCAGCATTAAATGCTTTAGTTGGGAAAGTTTTAGTAGGAGCAACTGATAATGTTAGAGCATTAGTTAAAAAAGTTAAAACAGGTAGAGATGATTTAGGACAATTAGCATTTAAGGGTTTGTTCTTACAATATCTTTCTCAGGGTGATTCAGGAACCACAAGTACGTTTGCTGCAGGTGAAACTTTAACACAAGAAGATGACACAGATATAACTGTTGTGGTTGCTGATAGCGGAGCTTCTCCCATCACAAAAGGTTCTTTATTTACTGTAGGTGATGGTGTAGTTTATGCAAACGGTAATTTTATCAGACATTACACACAAACCATTATTCTTGAACCATTTAGTTCATCACCAACAAAAAAAGTTGGGTTCTTAGTAAATGAAACTATTGTTGACTCAGAAGATGATGAAACATTATTAGATCCTGCACAAGGTGCTTTCAATTACACAGCACAAGGTGCTGATAGATTTAAATTATCAACCACATTAGCTGCATATGGAGTTAATGAATTAGTTGAAAATTTCTCTATACTTTATGAAGTACAATCAGGTGAAATTAGTCGCAGATATGACAGAACACAATATGCAGAGTTAAATAGAACACTTGCTCGTAGAACATATGATGAATCAGGTGATTATGTAATTGTGCCTTTCAAGTATCATATTCGTGAACATTTAGTTAATGGTGAAAATGGTGGTGTATATACTTCTGGTCAAGGTGGTGATGCAGGTAAGTTGGCTGTAGGTATAGAACCAGGAAAAGCATATGTTCGTGGATATGAGTATGAATTAAATGCAACAAAATATCTAGATGTTGACAAACCAACGGATAGTTTATCAACAACTGGTCTTCGTGTTTCTACTGCATACGGAAATTATTTAATTGTTGATGAAGTTGCTGGTCCGCCTCCTATGGATGGATCAGTAGTTTCTCTGAGAAGTGCTGCAGCAGGCGCAGTAACAGCAAATACTTTTTCAGGTACTTCTGCTCCAGGTTCAGAAATCGGAACAGCCAGAATTGCAAACTTAGAATATATCTCAGGAACATCAGGCGCAGCTGCCTGTAAATACAGATTATATTTGTATGATATTGAAATGGTTGCTGGTTCTATTGGTGATGTTCGTGGTGTTTATTACAACGGTTCACCTGATTTTCATGCTGACGTTCAGGGGACGGACTATGAATTAAAGGAAACAGGATTTGCTCCATTAATTTTCCCTACATCATATGATTATGTAAAATCATTTAAAATTCTTCCAACCGACCCAGTAGATAATAGTTTTATTTACAGAAAAGTATTTACTGGACAAACTATAACCATTGATGGTGAGGTAAGGGTTTCTTTGAGTGCAGGAAATGAAAAATTTGCTTTTACTTCCGCTATGGATGCAACAATTAATTCTGAAATTGTTGTTATCGCAGAAACCGACGTAAATGCTGGAGGAAGCAAGGTATATGATGCAGGAAAAATATTTGATTTAACAGCAACCAATAATGGTGTAACTACGTTAACAGCACAAAACTTAACTGTTGATATTCACGGCCCAGGCGGAGTAGATGTTGGTGCAACCGCAACTATTATTGTTAGTGTAGCAGTAGAAGATATTGTTCCTAGAACTAAAACTTTGAGAGAAGATAGATTTGTAAGATTACAAACTTCTGCAAAGTTGGGTTTATTACACAAAGTAATTTCTACTAGTGATGTTTCTGTTGCTAATGATACAATTACATGGACTACACATGGTTTCACCACAACAAATTACTTAGTTTATTATGCAGCAGAAGGCACAGCTTTAGGTGGTTTGACTGATGGAACAACATATTATGTTATTGTTGTTGATTCAAATACAATTAAATTGGCAACAAGTTCAGCTAATGCAACAGCAGGAACCGCAATTAATCTAACAGGCACAGGCAATAGTTACCAATTCTTCACACAAGGTAACTACATGGATGCTAGTGATTCCGGTTCTAATTTAATTTGGGCCTTCCCAACAGCAGCTGCTGCAACTACATGGAGTAGTTCACAGGTTACTTCTGAAGAATGTCCTGTAGATAATATTGTTTATAACGGAACTACTAATTTAGGAACTGTTGCTTCATTTAGCACAGATAACAGTGGTCCTGGTACCACTATAAGATATATTGTAACTTGTGATACTACTATTCCAGGAACACCTACTGCAACAGGAACTAATTTCTTTACAGTTGCACATCCTAGTTGGGACCTTGCTACAAAATCATTCCCTAAAGGTAGTGAACCTTCGTTAGGTTTATATGATTTGTTCAAAGTGGATTATATTAAGGCGGGTGCTTCTACTTCGAATTGGGCAGCAATTAATACTTCTGGTACAGACAGAACTAACAATTTTACTGTTACAAATGGTCAGGAAGATGATAATTACAACCTAGGCGTAATACGTGGAACCTTTGCTGAATACAGAAGATATGTTGTTCGTGTAGATCATTTTGAACATAACGCAGGTGTATATTTTTGTGTAGATTCATACCCATTACCTACACAGGGTGTTAATCCTGCGTCAGGTCAAATTTATTGGTATGAGATTCCAACATATGAAGCACAGAACGGTGTTCTTTATGATCTAAGAAATAATATTGATTTTAGATTTACTGTTGCTGCAACAGCAGTAACAACTACAATTTTAACATCATCTACTATCAATCCTTCAGGATACACCAATTCTAATAAATCATTTACTGGATTCACCCCTACATACTTCCCACATCCAGAAGAAGAATTTACTACACCTATTTCTTGGAACATCCCAAGAATAGATCGTGTTGTTTTAGATACAGAAGGTGTGTTTAAATCAGTTACAGGTACAGCAGCAACTGCTCCTGAAATACCTTTACAGCCTGCAAATTCAATGGATTTGGGAATTCTTACTCTTCCACCATATCCTGCTATGTCTCCTAAGGCTGCAGGGCAAATAGGAAGAAAAGCATACAAGGCTGGATTCTCTGCTTCAGATCAACAACGCAGATACACCATGGCTGATATTGGTGAGATTGATACAAGATTAACAAACTTAGAAAAATATACCAAACTATCTTTCTTAGAACAAAAAACTATTAATGCTCTTCTTTATAATGATTCAGGAAATGAAAGATTTAAAAATGGTATTTTAGTTGATTCGTTTGAAAGAGGAACAAAGTTAGATTACACAAACGGTACTAATCGTTGCACAGTTGGAAACGGTGTACTAACAGCAAAGATTGATTCAGATCCTTTAGAACTAGAATTTTCATCCTCAAGTAATATATACAGAGCACCTGCTGATGCACAAATCGTAATCAGACAACCCGTTGCTGAGGCTAAGTTTATTAAAGGCGAAACCATTACCCAAGCAACTTCAGCTGCTACAGGTAAGTTAGAGCATGCAGTACAAATTGCAAAAAATTCTAGTTATAAATGGATTAGATTATACCTAACTGGAGTTACAGGTACTTTTGCTGAAACAAGTTATACTGTTTCAGGAGGAACATCATCCTCATCTGGTGTAATTACATATGCAGGATTATCGACAGCAACGTTAGCTACTACACTAAGACCTGATTTGATTTCTACTATATCAAATGGAACTATTGCAACTCTACCTTACACACATTCAGTATATACGGAAAACCCATATGCTTCTGAGGCAGTCAAAGTTACAGAAACCGTAATTTATGGATATGAAGGTGAAATAATATTATCTCCTTCAGAAGATATATGGTTTGATCATCGTGATTTACCCGAACCTCCGGTTATAGTGGCAGCAAAGGTTGACCGTGATGATTCCAAGCCTTTAAATACACCAATATTAAAACAGATGGATAAAGCAGAAATAGCACAGAGAGATATAGTTAAAAAAGTTGTTAACCGTGTATTTCTACCAAAGACTCCACCAATCAAGATAGCAAAGGCTGTACCTGTTGAACCTGAAATAATTGTATCTAAAGCTGTTAAGATAGATAGATCAACTACACCTGTCAGTAGTCCTAGATTACCTGTAGTGAAACAATCTATTGCATTACCAGCCATAGTATCATCTACACCGGTAGTTCCGGTAGAGGCAGTAAAACCGGTGTTACCTGTTGATTCGCCTGCTCCTGTGGTTGAAACACCTAAGACCAGTCCAAAGACTGGATCTGGTGGTACATCGTTGGGTTCGGAAAGTCATATGAGTACAACTGGTACATCCTGGACATACAATCAACAAAGTGACGACCTCATCTAATATATTAGGAGAATATAAATGCGCGGAGATGATATAACTGGAAAAGGTAGTAATAATCCAGAAGAATGGGAATATATAACTGGAGGGAGGCAAGCTGCAGAAAACAGAACTCCAATTGGTTCTAGTTCTTCAGGTATTACTGCTCCACCTCCTCTAAGAAAACCTCTTGCTGATGAGCCTCTTCCTTATATTCGTCCTATAGTTGTTACAGTTTCAGCGAAAGGTTTGAAACCAAATACAAGAGTTTATCCATATTTTGATGGGCAGGCGGTTTCATCAAATTGTCAGCTAACTCGTTCTGGTGCTTTTGGTGCAGCATTAAAGACTGATAGCAAAGGTTCTATCACTTTTTATTTTGTTATTCCCCCAAGAACCTTTAAAACAGGTAGTAGAACTTTTGTTATAACCAATAGTTCAACTAATCCTGATGCTGATACAGATTGTAGAGCTGTTTCAGAATTTGTTGGTATGGCCTCCATAACTTATGATGGAACTAAGACAAGTTCAACAAGAACACTCAAATCAACATTTTCTAAAATTATCAGACCAAGAAGCATTGACGTTGAAAGATTTGTTTCTACAAATCCATCAGGACAAACTTTTAAAGATCCTATTGCACAAACATTCTTTGTGTCTGGTGAACTTGAAGGAATTTTCGTTACAAAAATTGATGTTTATTTTAAATCTAGACCAACCGATGGCAATGTACCAATAACTTTACAATTAAGAGAAACTGTTAATGGAAATCCATCACAAAATATTATTCCTCTAAGTACAGTTACTTTGTTTCCTAAAGATGTTAATGTTTCAACTGATGCTTCAGCACCAACCAAGTTTATTTTCACATCACCTGTTCATCTTAAGAACAACGAAGAATATGCAATGGTTCTTTTACCTGCAGGTGGTAACACAAGTTATGAAGTATGGACTGCAGAATTGGGGCAAAATAAACTAGGAACTAATGAAGTAATTGATAAACAACCTTCAGCAGGCCGTTTATATCTTTCATCCAATAGTATTAATTGGACACCTTCTGATACAAAAGATATTAAATTTACTGTTTACAATGCAAATTTCTCACCAAGTTCAGGTACTTTATTATTAGAAAATAAAGATATTGATTATCTTCAAATAGCTAATGAAAGCGCATCTTTACAAGTTGGTGATTTTATTAATAACACAACCCGTACAGGTACAGGTGAAGTTATAGCTTATGATACATTTGAAGATGTTGCACAGGTATTAGTCACAAGTGGAAGTTTCGTGGAAAATGATGAGATTGAAGCAGGTGCGGTTAGTGGTGTATATACAAAAACAGCAACAGTATTAGTTAATAATCCATATTCATATGGCACATCAATGTCAGGTAGAAATTTTCATCTACTACATAATGCTATAGGACATCTAGATTTTAATGATACAAATATTGTTTTTGCTCATAAATTAAGAAATGTTGCAGGAACTCTTCCTTCAACCTATAAAACATTTGGAAAAAGAGGTATGGTAGAAATTGGTAGTGAAAAAGGTGTTTTTTCTGCTTCTAGCGGAATAGGAAAAAATCTATTTGAACTTTTATTATCAACCAATAAGTCTACAATAAGTCCTGTAGTTGATTTGGAAAAAGCAGCTGTCCTCACATATGCTTATGATATTAGAAATATTCGTAAAACCTTGGCTGGTACATTGGCAGCAGGAACTGGTTCAGCAACTGTTACTGGAACAAGTACAGCATTTATTGACCAGGTATCTGTAGGATCAGCTTTAAGAGATACAGCAGGTAAGGTTATTGGTGTTGTTAAGAGTATTGAAAGTGCAACTAGTTTGACGTTAACAAGAAATGCAGCACTAACTGTAGATGCAACTAACGAAATTTGTACAGTAGATTATGAAGCATCTGATATTGATGGTAATGCAAAATATCATACTAAGACCGTACAATTACCTTCAGGACAAGAATCTGATGATATAATTGTTTTCTTAGATGCTGATATGCCTGAAAAAACCGATGTTCGTGTTTATGTGAAATTACAAGCACGTGGTGACCGTGATCCTAGATATTGGACTTTAATGAATAAAACAATTAATAAAAATACTTTAGGTGCTGGTGAATTTGTATATAAATTATCCAAGAACGGTCATGATGAAAACACACAAATTGGTGGTATAAATTCTAGTGGTGTTTTTGAATATGAAGATGTAAGTGGTAATGCCTATACCCAATTCGGAACTTTCCAAATTAAAATCGTGATGTTAAGTTCTGATACCTATATAAAACCAACAATTTATGCTCTAAGAGCCTTAGCGTTGATGGCATAAAATGGAAAAAGAACATAAGTATATTAGGGATGATCATAGCACAGCTATAATAAATTCTGATATTGATGGTTTAGAAGCATATAAAAAACAAAGAAATCATTCTAATAAAATTTCTAATTTAGAAAATGATATAAATAATGTAAGAAACGAACTCTTGGAAATAAAAAAAATGCTCCAACATATAATACAAAATAGAGGATAGAAATGTCAACGTTAACTCTAAGATCTGTCAAACAAACTCCATTAACAAATACTGAGGTTGATAACAACTTCAGTAGTTTGAATGACGACAAGGTTGAAAAAGATGGAACCACAGCAATGACGGGTAAATTAACCCTAGTTGCGAGTGGTACTTCAACTGCCAGTATTCGTGCTACAGCAGGATCTGCCGATCCTTCTGCTCCTGTTTCAGGCGACATATGGAACAATAATGGTGCTCTTAAATTTTATAACGGAACAACTCTTACTTTAGCAACCTTAACTGGTACAGAAACTTTAACTAACAAAACACTTGATGCTGCTGTTATAACCAGTGGTTTGTTTTTTGAAGGTTCTACTGAGGATGGATTCGAAACACAACTTACGGTTGTAGATCCAACTGCTGATAGAACAGTTACTATGATAGATGCTGATGGTACAGTTGTTTTAGTTAGCTCAAATGCAATTGTCAATAACATTGATACTATTAATAGTTCAGGCGCAACTTTCTTAATTGACGCCGACAATGATATTACTCTTGATGCTGGTGGAGCTGACGTAGTATTGAAAGACGGGGGAGTTACATATGGTAGTCTAACTCAATCAAGCAATGAACTACAGATTAAATCAGGTGCAACACCAACTGCTGCTTTAACATTAACTGGAGCTAATGTTAGAGCCGAAGGTGATTTGACTGTAGGTGGAAACGATATTAAAGCCTCTGATGCCACTACAGCACTAACATTATCTGCCACAACAGGTAATGTTGCAGTAGCAGGTGATTTGACTGTAACAGGTAATGATATTAAATCATCAACAGCAACAGCAATCACACTATCAGGCGCTAACGTAACTGTTGCAGGTGATTTAGCATCTAATGGTAATACTACTATAGGTAATGCCAGCGGAGATACATTAACAATTAATGCAGCTACAATTAATC